GCACATGGGGAAAGCCACGAAAGTTCAGGAAATTCGCAAACTTCGTCTGGCAGGTCGCCGCGCGCCGATCACAACCGGCAATCAGCCGGATGCTGTCGCCCGCGGCCAACACCGCACCGGTGCCGTGCCAAAGGTCCACCACCCGGCCCGTTGCGGTCAGCCGGTCGGCCTTAACCATCACCGACATGCCGGCAGAGGCGCCGCTCAGCACCTCGATCTGACCGCGTTCAAACCACTGGTCGGCAAAACTGGTTTGTCCGTCAATCCTGATCCGGCCCAGCACGTCAATCTCGGCAATCGGCGCGGTCGCCCGATAGGCCGGCAGGCCAAGATCAATCCCACAGCGCGCATCCCCCAGAACCGCGCCACAGCCCGCCTGATAGACCAACCCCTGCACCTGGTTCAGCCGCTCGCTTAGGCCCCGCAGTTCCACCCGAAAGGCCCCAGCCTTGCGCGTCACCTCACCGAAATTGCCGCGAAACTCGGTCACCCGCGCGCTGACATCGGCCCAATTGACCAGCCAGCTTTGCACCTCGGCCCCGTCAAAGCGCCCCTCCGCCAGATCCTCCTCGCGGACCGAGGCATCCGACAAGGCCCCCACCGCCTCGGAATTGTCCACCGACAGGCCCGTGGTCTGCTGCAAAGCCCCCGCTGACAGCCCGCTCGATGCTTTGAACACATGGCCCTCGAATGAAAGATCGCGGTCATGGTCGGTAAAGCCATAGGTCTCGCCATCCTTGCGCGTGACCAGCCAGCAATGGCAGACCGTGGTGATGCCGCCGCCCAGATGCTGATAAAGCGCCTCACGCCCGCTCATAGCCGCACCTCGATCACCGGCACATCCGGCACCTCGCCCGCCTTGAACGAGGCCAGCGACACCGCGATGCGGTCGGTGTCGAACCGCACCGGCACATCAAACTCAAACCCCGCTGTGACCTGCGCGCCAATGTCGGGGGGCGTGACAAAGGTTAGGATCCCGGTCGCCGCATCAACCGTGAACTCCACCCCCTCCACCTTGGGATCATCCGCAATCGCCACCGTCACCGTGCCCATCACCGGCTTCGCAATCGGGCGCCAATAGTCCTGAGACCCCGACAGATACCGTTTGCGGAGCGGGAACGTCGTCCGCACCCCATCGCCAACACCTAAGATTTGATCCATCGGCCCCGTCGCCGCCGAAGGGATTGAGGATTTCCAATCCGCCCAATCCTTCCATCGAAACGCATGCAGGGGCCCGCGCCGCGCCTCAAAGAACGCGATCAGCGCCTCCAGATCGTCCAAGGACCGCAGCCCCATCCCCGCGTCATAGCGCCGACGCGAATGTTCCCAAGGCGTGTTACGCTCCTCATGGCCATTGGCCAGCGTGACAATCTCGGTGCGCCGCTCGGGCCCGCCCAGCGCGCCGAACGACAGATTCGCCGGAAAACGGATCTCGTGAAATGCCATGGTCCTGCCCCCTCAGCGGTTTCTTTGCCCACGCGCCAGCATCCGCTGGGCATGGGCGGCAATCTGGGTCTGGCTGCGCTGAAAGCCCTGCACATCAGGCGTTGTGATGTTCATCACCACCGTGACGGGCCGCGAAGCACCTGCCGCCTGGACGCCAAGTCGGCCGTCAGCCCCGCGCGCCAAAGGCATGATCGCCTCTGGCCCCGCCTCGCCCATCAACCCGGTGGCTCCCCGCATCGGAAAGGCGGTTGCCTGTGCCACCACGCCCCCCTTTGCAAAGGGCATCACCCGGCCTTGGACAAAGGCACCACCCTTTTCAAAGGGCATCAAACCGCCCAAAAGCCCGTTCAACCCTTGGGCCAGCGCGCCGCCCAGCGCGTTCTGCACCGGCTTCATGGCCACGCCATAGATCGTGTCGGCCATGGTCCGCGCCACACCGCGCAGCGCATCCGACAGCTTCACCCCGTCAAACACCAGCCCATCGAAAGCCCGGCGCAAGCCGCCACCGATCCCCGAAGACAGCGTGTTCACCTCGCGCCCGGTAAACACCAAGCTGTCGCGCATCCGCGCCAACTCGCCGTCAAAGGCCGCCACCATCCCCGCACTGCCCGCCAAAGTGGCCTCAAGTGCGGCGATCTGCTCTTGCAGCTCGTCAATCTCTGCCATGATCCTTGCCCTTTCCCTGATCGGGATATGCCGCAGCCAGCTCTTCCAGCCGCGCCCGCGTCAAAGGCGGCCCAGCCGCCTCTGCGCCCAACATGGTCCGCAACTCCACCGGGCTAAGCCGCCAGAACTGATCGGGCGTCAGGCCCAAGCGGCCCATCCCGGCCCGCATCAACCCCGGCCAATCAATCCCGCTCATGCCTCGCCCGGCAGCTGGAACGCCAGCGCGAGCAACTCCGCCGCCACCCGCGCCGCCGCCACCGGTCCGCCGCCAATCTCGGCGGTGCGCAGATCGGCGGCCGTGCCTTGCCATCCCCCGCCCCGCAGCCCCGCCACGACCAGCGCCAGCACATCGCGCGTGGTAAAGGCGCGCGTCTCGAACCGCTCCACAAGCTCCATCAAAGACCCCGCCTCCAGCGCAGCCTCCAACTCAGCCAGCGTGCCCAAGGTCAGCTTGGCCACATGGCGCTGTCCATCCAGCACAATCGCCACCTCACCGGCATAGGGGTTGGCCATCGGCACGCCCCCTTACAGCGCCACAAAGGTCAGCTGACCCGCCGAGGCGAGGCTGATCTCATAGGTTGCCTCGCCATTATGGCTGCCCGCATATTCGATGCTGGTGATCTGGAACGGCCCCTCAATGGTGCCGAAATCCGGCACAACCACCTGAAAATCAGGAGTTTCCGCATCAAAGAAAATCTGCCGCGCGCGCCCATCCGTCGCCGCATCACGAAAGACGCCCGAGCCCGAGATTGAGGCGGACTTTACGCCTGCCCCCGCCAGCAATTCCCGCCAGCCGCCCGCACTTTCCAGGCTGGTGACATCCACCTGATCGGCATTCAGGCTGAACCGCTGGGCGCGCAGCCCCGCCAGCGTCTGAAACTGCCCGTCCCCAACCATGTCGACCTTGATCAACAGATCCTTGCCGCTCTGCACTGCCATATCTCATCTCCCTAACCGCCAAAGGGCCGCGCCCTTGGCTGTGAAAATCCGCTAAAGCTCCACCCGCGCCCGAAACGTCATGTCGATGCGCCGCGTGGTGCCCTCCTCCAGCCGCCGCGCCACAGCGCGCTGAAAATTGATCGACACCAGATGCCCTGTCGTCAGGCTAAGCCCCCCCGCCAACACCGCCGCCGAAGCTGCCGAGGCCACCGTTTTCGCGGTCAAGAACCCTGTCGCATCGCTGATGACGCTGATGGTGAAACGGTGCTCTGCCCCTGCCCCCGTGCCATCCGACTGATCCACCGCCACTTCGGGGCCGATCAGAATGAAAGTGCCGGGCGTGGTGCCGGGAGGCATGGCATCAACGATGCTCACCCCCGAAAGCGCAGGCGCCGCACTCAGCGCGCCAAAGATTGCCGCCTGCAAGGCCGCCGCCGCCGCATAGCTCATGCCGGATCCTCCTCACGGGCAAAACAGGTCAGATACTGGCCGCGCGGGCCCTCTTCGGTCACGGCCAGCAACGTGAACACCCGCGCCCCGTCGCGCAGCCGATCCTCAGGCCGAGGCCGCGCCGTTGATTCCACAGGGGCAGCACGCACCGTGATGCGGTAAGGTACCTGCGCCGCACGCACCTCGACACCTGCCGCCTCGCGCCCCGCCCCAGGCGTCAGCGCGGCCCACAAAACGCCCCGCACCACCCAGGTCAGCTGAAACCCACCCGCGCCATCCGCAACTCGCGCGGGCGCCTCCAGCACCATCCGGCGATCCAAGCGCACCCCGCTCATGGCTTGCCCCCCAGGATCCGCACCGTGCGCCAGCGCTCGATCAGCGCCTGCACCGCAAACGGTAGACCCGAGGTGCTCCCATCTCCGGGCTGGCGCGTCTCATAATACTCAGCCGCCAGCAGCATCACCGCCTGCGCCAGATCCACCGGCACCTCGGCCCATGTCGCGCCAAAGCCTGCGTCAAACACCACTTCAGCCCGGCCATCCATCGGCACGACGGGCAGCAAAACCCCCACCGCCACCAGCTTCGGCCGATGCATGTCCGGCACCAGCCGATAACGCGCGGGCTCCACCACCGTGGCCGCACCCTGCACATCGACCACTGTCACCGACACCACCGAACTGACCGGTGCCACCGGCAAGGGCTGCTCACCCGCCCCGCGCCAATCCTCAAGCTCCAGTTTGAACCGCCGTGCGATCAGCATCTTGCCGATCCGCCCCTCCACCACAGCAATCGCGGCGCGCAGATAGGCCTCGATCAGCCCATCTTGCAGCCCATCCTCGGTGAACCCCGACCCCAGCCGCAAATGGTCTTTCAACCCTTGCACAGGCAGGGCCGCAACGGGGACCGTTGTCATTTCCGTCAGCATCATCTTCAGATCCTTTGCCATCAGCCCCAAAGGCCCGTTTCGAACCCGCGCGCGCCCATGGGTCCGGCCCCCTCACAGGGGCCGGACCCGCAGCCGCGGCTTACGAGACCGCAACACGCAGCAGCTTGATCGCCGCAAAGTCGGTGACATCGCCGCCCACGCGCTTGTTGGCGTAGAACAGCACATTCGGCTTGGCCGAGAAGGGATCACGCAGGATGCGGAGATCGGGACGCTCGGCAATCGTGTAGCCGGCGGTGAAGTCGCCAAAGGCGATCGGGTGGCTGTTGGCCGCCACATCCGGCATGTCCTCGCAGATCAACACCGGATAGCCCATCAGACGCGCGGGCTCCCCGGCCTGCAGGCTGTCACCCCACATAAAGCGGCCATCGGCATCCTTCATCTTGCGCACCGCACCTGCGGTTTTCGAATTCATGAGAAAGGTGCCATTGGCGCGGTAATCCGCC